ATAGAAAAAGGTAAAGGCAAGGTTACAGTCCCTGTATATAAAAAGAAAAAGTAAACAAGAGGATATATAAATGGCATTAACAGTTTTAAAAAAGACTCCCATCCATTGTGTGGTCGCTATTTCAGGTACAGGTGCTACTGAAACCATTGATTTAGATGCAACATTGGCAACAGCCAGTCAAACAGCATCTTCACCCAAGGTGAACATCTCAGCCATTCATTGGTCAGTTCCTTCAGGCAACGCCACCATTACAAGAAACTCTGTTCAATTATGGGCATTGACAGGAGCTCGGGAATTTGAATTCAACGGATTTTCTGATAATCGTGAACAAGGAAGCAACATAGTAGTAGTAACACCTGCAGGTGGTGGTACAGTAATTATCGAACTTGTAAAAATTTCTGGTTACGGTGATACTCAACACGTAAAACTGAAGGCACAAATAAAGATTTGTATATCGAAGGCGTGTTTCTTCAAAGCGAACTAGCTAACAGAAACAATCGTATCTATCCCAAGTCCGTGATGGAAAAAGAAGTGGCACGTTACATGAAGGAATATGTGGAATCAAAGCGTGCATTTGGTGAACTCGGTCACCCAGAAGGTCCTACCATCAATCTTGACCGTGTATCACACATCATCACTTCATTGAAGGAAGATGGAAACAACTATGTGGGTCGTGCCAAGATTCTCAATACTCCCATGGGTAACATTGTGAAGGGATTGATTGAAGGCGGCGCACAACTTGGCGTATCATCACGTGGTATGGGTACTTTGAAAGAACGTGATGGTGTAAATGAAGTACAAGAAGATTTCTATCTAGCCACTGCAGCTGACATTGTGGCTGACCCCTCAGCACCAGATGCTTTCGTTCAAGGCATCATGGAAAACAAAGAATGGATGTTCGTAAATGGTAGCTGGACTTACCAAAACATTGATGAAACCAAGAAGTTAATCGAAGCCACCAAAAAGAAACAATTGGAAGAAGTGAAACTACGTGTCTTTGAAAACTTTTTAAATAGTCTTTCTAAGAAGTAAAAGCTGTATAAATAATAGTAACGTTTGTAACTAATAAGGAGATAGTTAAATGGCCTCAATCGAAAACAAGATTCGTGAAATGATGAATACAAAGGCCCAATTGGATGAAGCTTTCCCAGGCATGGGTCACAAGGTTCATCAGAACAAGCATCAGTTGAATCAGAAGATGACCAAGAAACACAAGGCAAGACACAAGCCGCCAAGATGAAGAAGGCAGCTGAATTGAAGGGTCAAGGTGCCGGTGCAGCTCCAAACTTCACCACACATGCTGATCCATCATCAGTTGTAAATCAAGCATCAAACGCTGGCAACGTCTACAAGGAAGAAGCAGAAGTTGAAGAAGCTGTAGTCATCAAGCCAACTCCTGCAGTACAATCAGCCATTGATGCTTTCAAGAAAAAGAGAGCTGAAGCAGCTAAGGTAAATGATGGCAAGACCAATCCTTCAATGCCAGCTGTAAAGAAGGAAGAAACTGAAGTAGAAGCTGCTGAAGAAGAATTCATTTCAGAAGAAGAATTCAATGCTTTGTCAGATGAAGAAAAGGCAAACTATGAATTGGTAGAAATGGAAGTTGAAGCTGAAGAAGTTGTTGAAGCTGAAGTTGAAGAAGCTTATCAACCAGGTGATGTCAAGAAGAAAGTAGAAGGCGCTCAAGCATCAGCTCGCGCCGCCAAGGGTGAATACAAGCTAGGTGATGTAACCAAGCGTGTAGAAGCTCAAAAGGTGAAGATGAAGGAAGAATTATCAAAGGATGTAGAAACCCTTCTTTCAACTGAATCAGAACTTTCAGAAGAATTCAAGACCAAGGCTGCTTCATTGTTTGAAGCTGTAGTAACAGCTCGTGTAGCTCATGAAATGGAAATCATGGAAGATGTTCTTGCTGAACAAGCTGCCGAAGTTGTTGCAGAAATGCACCAAGAATTGGTAAACAAGGTAGATGCCTACCTCAACTATGTTGTTGAACAATGGTTGGAACAAAATGCTGTAGCCGTGGAAAGCGGCCTACGTGCAGAAGTCACAGAAGATTTCATTGCTGGTCTCAAGGTGTTGTTCAAGGAAAACTACATTGAAGTACCAGAAGAAAAATATGATGTTCTTGGCGAAATGCAAAATCAAATTGAAGAATTGACCGCAGTGGCCAATGCTTCAATGGCAGAAGCTCTAGAACTCAAGAAGGCATTAACTGAATCAAAGCGCGATGCTGTGTTTGCCAAGGTCACTGCTGACCTAGCACAAACTGAAGCAGAAAAACTTCATGGTTTAGTTGAAGAAGTAGAATTTGATAACGCAGAACTTTTCGAACAAAAGTTAACTGTTATCAAGAACAACTACTTCCCAAAGAACGTTGTTGAAACTACAGCTCTTCCAGAAGAACAACCAATTGTTGAAGAAACATCTGGAACTGTAGCACAATATGCAGCTCGCATCGCTCGTACCAAGTTCTAAAAATTTCCACTTGTATAAATAATAGTAACGTTTAACAAAACAAACAGTAACAGGAGAACAAGAATGTTTCTTTCAGAAAATCTACAAAAGAAGTGGGCTCCAGTATTGGACCACGACAACCTCCCATCAATCAAGGACAACTACAAGCGCGCAGTAACAGCAGTTGTACTTGAAAACCAAGAAAAGGCATTGCGTGAAGAAAAGGCAGCTCTTTTCGAAGCAACACACGTTAACCAAACAGGTTCAGCAATTGACACCTACGATCCAATTCTTATCTCATTGGTTCGTCGTTCACTTCCAAACTTGATGGCTTATGACGTAGCCGGCGTTCAACCAATGACTGGTCCAACTGGCTTAATCTTCGCCATGAAGTCACACTACTCAACACAATCAGGCACAGAAGCTCTATTCAACGAAGCTGACACAGACTTCTCAGGCACTGGTTCACACGCTGGTTCAAACCCAGTATCAGGTTCATACACCACTGGTACAGGTGTTTCAACAGCAACAGCTGAAGGTTTCGGTGATTCAACCACCCTTCAACAAATGGCCTTCTCAATCGAAAAGACCACAGTAACTGCAAAGTCACGTGCTTTGAAGGCTGAATACACAGTTGAATTGGCACAAGACTTGAAGGCAATTCACGGTCTTGATGCAGAAGCTGAATTGGCCAACATTCTTTCACAAGAAATTCTTGCTGAAATCAACCGTGAAGTTATCCGTACCATCTACAAGGTTGCAAAGCCAGGTGCTGCTTCAACAGCAACAGCAGGCACATTCGACCTTGACGTAGACTCAAACGGTCGTTGGTCAGTAGAACGCTTCAAGGGCTTGATGTTCCAAATCGAACGTGATGCAAACGTAATCGCACAAGAAACACGTCGCGGTCGCGGTAACTTCATCGTTTGCTCATCAGACGTTGCAGCAGCTCTAGCAATGGCTGGTAAGTTGGATTACACCCCAGCTCTTTCAGGCAACGATGGCATCTCATCAGATGACACTGGTAACACATTCGCAGGTACATTGAATGGCCGTTACAAGGTATTCATCGACCCATACTCAGCCAACACATCAGCATCATCACAATTCGTGATGGTTGGTTACAAGGGTTCAAACGCATATGATGCAGGTTTGTTCTACTGCCCATACGTTCCTCTCCAAATGGTTCGCGCAATCGACCCATCAACATTCCAACCTAAGATTGGATTCAAGACACGTTACGGCATGATTGCAAATCCATTCGTAACACAATCAGACGGTACAACAGATGCAGATACATTCACTGCTGACCGTAACCACTACTATCGTTTGTTCGCAGTAACAAACCTTCTATAATAGTAGCAGGTAAAAATTGGGAAAGAGAGTCCGAAAGGGCTCTCTTTTTCCTTTTGTGTCATATAAATATTAGAAACTCTACAGGATTAACACATGGCAACTACTCAATGGGATTTACGACAACCAGATATGTTGGACTTTTTACGTCCTAATGGTTTCTATTTTCTTATTCAAAATCTCCCACAAGTAACATATTTCTGTCAATCCGCAAACATCCCAAGTGTCAATCTAGGATTTGCAATTCAACCTACACCATTTGTGAACATCCCAAAACCAGGTGAAAAGATTGATTTTGGTGAATTGAACATTAAGTTTCTTATTCAAGAAACCATGGCCAACTACATTGAATTATACAACTGGATTATTGCATTAGGATTCCCAGAAAGCCATAATCAATTTCAATCACGATTCGGTGGTGCTTCCACGATATCACCTGAAGGCAATGTTTCTGCCACTGGGTCACGTCCTGGATTACGTTCCACAGATGCCGCTGAATATAGTGATGCCACATTGTTGGCATTAGATAGTGATTACCAACCAGTTGTGGAATTCACGTTTAAGGATTGTTTCCCAGTAGGATTAACTGGTATTGAATTCGATGTATCCACAGGCGATACACAATATTTTGCTGCTCAGGCTGTGTTTAGATATCGGATGTTTACAGTAACATCTCTGGCTTGACAAAAATGGAATAGTAGTTTATAATTGAAGTATGTGAGGAGGTGTTATGAAACTACAAGAAATTCAAGCCATGTGGGCCGAAGATTGCAAAGTGGATCAAACCAATCTTGGTCGTGCGGCTGCAAGAGTACCAGAATTACATGCAAAATATTTGAATATGTTAACATCAGTTCGCCTACAATTTCGTAAGGCTGAAGCTGATTATCTTCGCTTGCGCAAGTTGAAGTTTAAATATTATCGTGGTGAATTAACCAAAGAGGAACTAGCTGAACTAGGCTGGGACCAGTATTTAAATAATCGTCCATTAAAGAATGAAATGGATGAAGTCATGACCACAGATGATGACATCATTCAAATCACAGATAAAGTGGAATACATCAAAACGGTTTTATATCAACTAGAGCAGATATTAAAAAGCATCAATAGCAGAACCTGGGATGTGAAGTCTGCCATTGAATGGTATAAATTCACAAACGGTGGCTTGTGAGTACAGTTACGATAAATAAAAAAGATGAAGTTTATCTCCGAGTAGATGCAGAACCTGATGTGTTGTTGGAGATGAATGACTTCTTCACGTTTGCTGTACCTGGCGCACAATTCACACCTCAGTATCGTGCAAAACTTTGGGATGGAAAAATTCGACTATTGAGTTTGTTCACCAAAGAATTGTATGTGGGATTATCTTCTTATGTCGAAGAATTTTGTAAAAGAAACGGCTATGCATTTGTTAACAACTGTC